TTGCAGTACCATTACCTGATAAAATACCTGTACTTGTTGTTGTAAGTGTGATTGCTGGAGTAGTTGTTGCATTAGCTACTGTCCCTGCTAAACCGTTTGCACTGACTACGGAAACGCTAGTAACTGTGCCAGAAGTAGCTGGTGATGCCCAAATAGGATCTGCTCCTGTTACACCTGTAAGAACCTGACCTGTCGTGCCAACAGCGGTTGAAGTTAAACTTCCGCCGGCATTTCCAATTTGAACTGCATGGTTAGTCGTTGCACTACCTGTAATTGCAGTACCATTACCTGATAAAATACCTGTACTTGTTGTTGTAAGTGTGATTGCTGGAGTAGTTGTTGCATTAGCTACTGTCCCTGCTAAACCGTTTGCACTGACTACGGAAACGCTAGTAACTGTTCCAGAAGTAGCTGGTGATGCCCAAATAGGATCTGCTCCCGTTACACCTGTAAGAACTTGACCTGTCGTGCCAACAGCAGTTGAAGTTAAACTTCCTCCGGCATTTCCGATTTGAACTGCATGGTTAGTCGTTCCAGTTAAATCAAAAGAAGCCGTTCCACCTAAAGTTAAAGGTCCACCTCCAGTAACCGTTATGTTATTACCATTATTAAGGGTTACTGTACTGTTGACTAAAGCTGCATTTGAAACGGCACCAAAACTTGGATCTGATCCGGTATTTCCTAAAAGAACTGTATTTGTTGTACCAACACTTGTTGCTACAATAGAGGATGTTCCTTGACCTAAAAGTACGCCATGATTAGTATAAGTAGCTGGCGTATAAGGCCCAATAAGACTAAATGTTTGAGTATTAGTGGTTCCGGTAACAGTAATCTGATTGGCTGTGCCTTTAAGGTTAAAATTACCAGTTAAAGGAACCTCTGCTCCACCTGTATCACCTGTAATTGTCTGAATTGCCGCACCACCTGCTAATCCAATGGTAATAGAACCTGGGCCATTTGTTATAGAAACGCCTGTTCCTGCAGTTAGTGTAGCTGATCGTATATTTGGAGAAGCTGTTGATCCAATAAGAAGTTGACCGTCAGCAGTAATTTGTCTAGTTTGAATAACATTCCCTGAAAAGTCTACATTATTAGACCACATTATTTCAGTTCCATTAGAATCAACTCCAAAACCAGCCATATAATTACTCTCTTATGTTAAAAATGTATAATCACCACTTACAACCCATGAGATATCATAAGCTGCAACACCAGTTAAGGTTGATGTAATTGAATTACCTGAGACCCCTATAATTACATTAGCTCCAACAAGTGATGGTTCTTCAAATGAATCTTTCTGTTGTCCGGATATTAATGTTGCTGTTACTCCATCGCTTCTAACAGCTCCAACTACAGTGTAACCAACCCCTGCTGCTGGAGCACCAGAAGTTGAAATTCCTGCAAATTTAACATCTAAAACATATATACCTGCAGATAGAGATGGAAGCATTGTAACAGTAGATGTTACAGCTCCTGAAGTTGTGGTATTTGTCCTATATCTATTAGTAAGTATAACATCAACTTCGTTAGATGTGCCTGTACCTATTACGCCACCTTTTGTTATAATTCCATAATTATTGTTTTCAGTTGAGCTAAAACCATCAATAATTAATGTATTTGCTAATGGAATCGCAGTACCATCTTGAGTAATATAAGAAGTAGCTACTACTGGAGGTAAATTATTGACATTTTGAAGAAGATAAGCATTACTCATGCTATCTGTCTCGTAATTATATGAGCAACTATATTACCGCTTGTTGCTGCAACAGTTACTTGTGTAAGAGTTAATTGTGTTCCACGAGGAAGATAATATTCCTGATCTGTTCCTCTAAAATATAGAGTAGACTCATCAAGAGTTATGCAAGCTCCTGCTGGAATTCTCATATGAAGAGGAACCGGAGTATTTGCAGCGTTCATATAAACATCAACATTCGATGTGTTTATTACGCATATCTTTGTAGCGGGATTTAATAATGCTGAACCAAAAACTTTATTTGTAGCATCAAGAGTAGATGCAACAAATTCTTTTAATTCTATTGGAAGAATACGACTCATATATTTTACCTTGTGTTGAGAGCTAACACGTTTAGAGGCCTATGCTCATTTTTTAAGTTCTATTCTTCTGAACAACAGTCATCTTTTTTTTGAGAATCTGCCATTTCTTGTTCTTCTTTTTGCAATTTTACCATCAAGTCTACTAAATGACCTTTAACTGATAAAACAAAATCATGAAGTTCTCCAACAGGCATATCATTCTCTACATATAATAGAGCTCTTTTGCACTTACTTGAAAATTGTTGTGTATTTATTTGTGTTGCCATTTGTGTTGCCATATTTTTCTCCTGGTTTTGTCCTTTTATAGACAAAACCAGATTTATTTTAAATATTTATATTACTTGTTTCAAAATAATTTTTTAATTTGAAACTCTACTATGTAGGACGAACAATGAAATATGCGTAGGTTGATACATCGTCGGTCTGAGTCAACCCAGGAGTACCTAATATGACCGAAGTCACAGTAAAACTAACACCATTAGAAATAGTGTATGTAAGTATACCTAGTGTTGTTGAAGTCTGTACACCTATTCTTGTTAATAGGATAACGTCACCTGCTTGAATATTTGTATTTGCAATAGTTTGTGTACCAGCTGTTAATACACCTGTTCCAATAAAATCAGTTACTGCACCACCATTTACTAGAAGAGTTTTAGCAACCGTTGCTATTGAAAGATGACCACCAGTTACATTAACGTTTCCTGAACCAGAATTTAAAACTACTGTAGAAGCTGAACTTGTAGAACCTACATTAACTGTGTGAGTCGCTGTTCCACCTGTACCAATATTAATAATATCAGGATCTGTTGTAACACCAATATTAACAGTCTTAATTCCTGAATTACTTGCAATATTTACAGTTTGAGTTCCTGTACCACCAGCAATTGTCATTGTTCCTGTGCTTGCGGCTGTTCCACCAAAGTTTATTGTTCCTGAAATAGAACTAGGAGCAAATGTATATGTTGATGTTGGTGCACCGTCTAAAGAAAAGTTTCCAGTTCCAACAAATAAAGATAAAGAAGCTGCCGCTTTTGAAGATCCAATTGTCACGATATTTCCAACTGAACCTGTTGCAATATTGACAGTCTTTACACCTGTATTACTATTAGCAATATTAACAGTTTGTACACTTGTTCCCGGAGCAATAGAAATTGTTCCTGTTTGATTTGTTCCACCAATTGTTATTGTTCCAGTAGTTGTTGCAGCTCCTACATTATAGTCAGATGTTGGTGCACCGTTAAGGGAAAAGTTTCCTGTTCCAACATTTACTGCAACTCCTGAAACTCCTGTAACGTTACCAATAGTTATAACTTTAGCAATTGTTGTACCAATATTGATGGGCCCTGTACCCGAATCAATAACAACAGCAGAAGCACTAGTTTGATTACCAATTGTTACGGTATGTTCAATTGCATTAGTTCCAATATTTACACCAGCAGTACCAGCATTAACAACTACTTGAGTTGCTCCTGAACCATTTCCTAATGTAATTACTCTAGCAGCTGCACCAGTACCAATATTTATGTTTTGAGCAACAGCATCATTACCAATTCCTATTACACCAGCTGATGAATTTAATTCTAAAACTCCTGCTGAATCAATAAGAACAGTATCAGCAGAATTAAGAACAATATCTCCAGCAGTTGTAGTGGAAACCGTAAAACTTCCAGTACCGGTATTAACTGCAACAGCGGTAGCTCCTGTTATGTTACCAATTGTAATATTTCTAGCTCCAGCACCCGTACCAATATTTACAGCTCCTGTCGAATTGTCTGCACCCAAGTTAAGAGCTGTAGCACCTGTAACTATTGATGCTGATCCATTAAGGGAAGTGAGGCCAGTTACTCCTAAAGTTCCCGAAATGAGCACGTTTGTAAATGATGGAGAAGATGATCCTCCAGTTAAAACCTGATTTACTTTCAAAGGAGTCATTGCAGTATTATCATCAGTTCCTGTTGTAGCTTCTAATGTAGTTGACAATTGACCAATACCAGAAACACTTTCCGACCATGGAGTAGCACCAGCTATAGCTAAATTATCAGCATAATACTTTGTTGCCACAGGTTGATGATTATCTGTTAATTGGACTACACCAAAAACTGTTGTAGATGCATGTGGAACTAATCCAGTCAAAGATTCAGCAAGTGTTAGTGGGCTAATATATAATTGAGCGTCAACTCCTGCTGCAGCCTCAACTGTATTTGCAGCTCTTGTAGAACCTGTCCAGGATTGATTTGATTGTTTTCCAGTGTATGAATTTGGTCTTGCAAACTTTGGCATATAAATTCCTTTTTTTAATTAAACTTATTTGTATTCCTATTTAAAATAAAAAAAAAGCTATACTTGAGATTAATTATTAAATCTGATATAATTGAATAATAGGAAAATATAAATGAAAGAGAATAAATTACTTACAACAACGACTTTGAGATTACCAAAAACTTTACGCGATGAATTGGCTTTAATGTGTGTGCTTACACATGTGAGTATGGGTGAGTTTATACGCGTGTCAATACGAGATAAAATCAAGCAATTAAAAGGTGTAAAATGAAAAACAAACCTGTAAGTTTCCTAAAAAATCATGCTGATACCATGACTATTATTGGTGTCAATTTAGCAATTGGAGCTATTGCGTTAAATTTATGCATTTCTAATATCACTAGTATAGCTGCTGTAAATGCACGTGTAGATGCTGCAAATACAAGAATGGATACTTTACACACCATGTTTTATGATTTGCTTAAGGAGGGTAGGAAATGAAGATAAAAGAAGTTTTGGATTTTATAGAAAATTGTGAACCGCATCAAGCGTTTAAGGTGTTAAAAAAATTATTAAAAGTATATCCAAATGCTTATGTTTTTGATCCGAAAGAAAAAACAGAAAAAGATATAAGTAAAATTCTTATGAATGGTTTGACGTTCGAATTTGTAATTAAAAAAGAGGAATAATTTAGCCTTATGTTTTACGATTTACTTAAAGAAGGAAGGAAATGATAGAATTATTTTTAATATTCTGCGCAATCATATTTGCATTAGGATATGGACTTATTTTGGTTGGGATTTTTGCTGATTAAAGTTTTTAAGTGTTTCTAATCGTTTACTTTCTTTAACATCAAATTCTTTTTTTGCGTTATTTACTTTAGATAATTCTTTTTCAGCAACTGCAAAATCACCTTTTTTAAACGCATTTATTCCTTTATCCCATGTTACAGCAAGTTGAGGTTTATCTAACAACATTTCAAATATAGTCTTATATCCACCTTTCAATAGATTTATACCAATTTTAGCTTTTGCAAGATCTGGATGAAGAATGTATGAACCTGCAGTTTTAACCAAATCATTATAACCCTGTGACTTTGCTTTCTTTAAAAGTCCAGAGGCCTGTTCAGTGCTCATTAGATCTTTCATAAGCGTTTCAAACTTATTAAAACCTTCCTTGCCCATAGCTCTTTCAAACGGTACGGTCATACCCTCCTTATCAAAGAACTGATGCCCCTTCTTATAATCTATCTTTCCATCAAACATATCTCCAAGAAATTTATCAATCAATTCGGCATCACTAATCTGTGTCCATTTCTTATTAAGCTCTTTAAATGGTTCTGAAAATCCAGAATTAGGAAAGGTTTTTTCAAACACATCGGCAATAGCTTTGTTATAATCCAAAAGTGCTTCTCTTTTAGCTCCATTATAAGCATATGACTGACCTGGTTCAAAGACTTGTCCAAGTTCGCTATTATTTTTCCTATATTGGCTAAGAAGTTCAGGAAAACCTACATCTTTTTCAGAGGTTTGTTTTATGAAATCTCTTATGAATTTGTTATGAGATTTTTCAAATTCCGATGGTGTAATTCCTGTATTTTTGCTTGCTAAGTTTTTGGATAAATCAGTTTTAAGAGATTTGGTGGTTATCTTATCTGGAATCTTTTCAGCTAGTTGCTCAAGTTCTTTAAATCCTTCAGCTGTTTTCTGCTTGAATGTCACATCATTCTTCAACGCTGCTGCTGTTTCTCCAACCGGACTTTCTTCTACAATTTTATTAGCTAAATCTGTAAATTCTTGTTTGTGTCTCTCTTGAATCTTATTAATTTTACCTTCCGAAACTTCTGTTGGTTTTTTTAATTTTTCATAATTTAACTCTGACATTCCAGAAGGCTTTTTCTTAGACCCTATATTAATTTTACCAGCTCCAGCAGTTGGATTTTTTAATATAGCAAATGAAGCTAAATCAGAAACAGGTTCAGGCAATCCAGCTTCAGTTAATAATTCCTTAGTACCCGCAACACCTGCACCTAAAACAGGCTTAGGTAGTGAGGTATTAAATGGTCTTAATGTTGCGTCTTTAGGAGAAATTTTTCCTGCAGTTGTAGCAAATCTAAGAGCTTTTTGACCACGCGTTTTAGCTTCAAGAGGAATTCCCGTTTTACCTTCAACTTCCCTTGCTATATTACTAACTGTTGGAAACATAGACTGAGCTTGATTAAAACTTTCCATGTACTTTTCTTCATCAAAAGGAATTCCTTCCCTTTCTGATATTTTTCTTATTTGATCTATTTCCTCTGGATCTAATGCAGCATATCCAAGGAAACTACCTAACCCAGCAGCAATGCCATATGGACTTGCTTCAGCTAATCCTTGAGGAACTTGTAATGCATATCTAGCTGCTGTTTTGCCTGTTGATTCTTCAGACTTTAATTCTTGAGCACGTGTTTGAAAAACGCTTCCTTGTCCATTATAATTAGGATTACTTTTATCAATTAAATCAGGAAGTTGTGCAGCACGTTGCTCAAATATAGATGTCATTAGAATTTATATCCTTTTTTCTTAGCTATCTTTTCGGCTTCAATATAATTTCCTTTAGCTTCTTTCAAAATCTGATCTACAATCTCTAGATCATCTGGATCACTAACATCTAATTTCATGTTTTTTCTTTTTTCAGCTTGATCTAAAACAGCTTTTTGGTCACCCCAAATAGAGTTAAATAATTCATTAATTTTTGGTTGAGTTAATTCATCAACTTTAGCATTAAATTGAAGAGCACTAATGTTTGGGTATTTTCTTTCTACTTCTGCTGCTGCCTCTTCTCTTATTATTGGAATTTTAGCTGCATTAATTCTAGATTTAAGAATAGCTTTCTTTTGAGAATCTGTAAGATATAAATCCGCTAATTTATTTTCATAAATTTCAACTTCTTTAACTCTAGTAGCCCCTTTAAATATATTTTTAAGGTCTCCAAATTCATCTACTAGACCACCTTTATATACTACTGTATCTTTTGAAAGAAGACGTTTACCTAAATTAAATGGCATATTTTCTGCAATAATTGCATATGTCGGATCATCTAGATCACCCTTATCAATCAACTCAATAAGATTTGTTTTATTTCTAATACTTTCTCTTGCTGTATTTGCTTCCTCTATTATTTTTTGTCTTAATGGAAGCGTTTCTTTTCGCATTTCTCTAGTATCAGCTCTGTCTAATTTTTCATTAGTCTCTATATTCTTTAATTCGGCTTTTGCTCTTTCTGAAACTTCTCTATCAGGATGACCTGTAAGCTGTAATAATTGTTGTTTTCTTTGGTTTCCTTGGTTTCCTTGATTTCCTTCAGGTATTACGTCAGGTATTACGTCAGGCTGTGTTATTGCTACCTGATTTTGATCTAAATTTGTTTCTTTAAAAAGATTGTCAGGTTGATTAAATACTTTATTTGCGTTTTCAATTCTTCCAGATTTTGACTTTTCTTTGAATTGTGCTACTTGCAATGTTGGTGGAAGATCAGGATTAACTCCTATATCAACAGCTGATTTTCTTTCTCGTCCTAGTTTTTCTTGATCTTTTACATTCTTATATGCGTTTTCTAAATATTTAATTGCAGCGCCTTGTCTTTCAGGTGAAACATTAGAAAGAATTTTACCAATAGTATCTTGCAAAACTTTTGGATCATTAGTACTATTTGCCTCTGCAAGTATACTCTCAATAGCGTTTTCATCTTTTCGTTTTGTAAAGCTTTGCTGTAAATTATTACCTATTTGATTAGCTGTTTGATAAGCTATAGCTCCTTGTGGATTCATTGCTGCCCCCAACGTTTATCACCTAGTTGCATATTGTCCCATTGTTTAAAATCGGATTGATAACCTTTTCTTGGTTGTGAAGCATATGGTGAAGAAGGTTGTGAAGAACCTTGAGATTGAGTTTTAGGATTAAAAATATTTGAAATAGAATCGCTAAATGCTGAACTAGAAAGATAACCCGATGCAGCATTTCCTAAGATATCGTTATTATTCATTCCAGGCTGAACACCACCTTGTTGACCTAATATATTGCTAATAGTATTAGCTTTACGGTTTTTTCCTTGTTCTTGATATTGCATATACGATTCATTAAGCAATTGGTCTAAATCCACACCAGCACGTAGCAATTGATCATCTAAACCAGTTCCTCTTTGTTGTCCACCAAATATAGAATTTTGTTGGATTTGTGGAGCAATCTGATTGTTAAATCTTGACTTAGCAGGATCTACAAATGATTTTTGAAAAGTATCTTCATTAGTTGAAAATAAATCGTTATAACTTCCTTGACCATTTATAGAAGATAAAAGATCGTCTATTAATTTTCGTTTTTTTGTTTCAAGTTTAGATTCTTGAGGTTTATTGCTTCTTCCCGATAGAAAGCCACCCCCAATAGATCCTGCTGAAGATATTCCCGATGCTATTAATGCTATTGTTCCCGGATCCATATTTTTCCTCTTATCTAATAAAATCTTTTAAAACGTTCCAATGCATCTTAAGATGACATGGCCTACATAAAAAAACCACACTACTTGGCAAATCATATTTTGCATGATGCATTTCTAACTTCATTCCTTCTATAGCACAAAATTGACAAAATCCAGGATCTTTAATTAATCCTTTTTTTCTTAATTCTATTGCCTTATGTCTACAAGATTCTTTTCTCTTTTTTTCTTCTTCTTTTACTATTGCAAATCCATGATGAACAGAAACACCTATTCTAGATCGTTCAGTTTGAATTCGATTTTTTCTTTTTTCTGCTAAAACCTGTTTATTTTTATGACAATATTCTCTGTTTTTAGCTCGATTGCAAGGTTTGCAATACGAAGCAAAGCTAAATCTGGTTTTTAATTTATTTCTATAATGTTTATGAAACTCTTGTTCATCTTTTTCTTTTTTACATCCTATACACTCTCTCATTATAACACCTCTTTTAGTCCATTATACACGTATTTGCATATAATGACTAGCTAAGAGTTACCCATGTGACGACCGTCTGAGAAACGTGATTTGTCAACATTTCAACTTTATTTGTACTAAGATTTATGTTTATTGAACCTTGTGCTAAAAATGTATCTCCTGGTTGTCCATCACCAGAATTTGGCCCCGCTGTATCTTCTCTTTGGTATAAGTCTGGTTTACTATTTACAGCTTCTGCAATATCAATATACATTCTTTCTATCAAAATAAGAAGTTGCTCAGGAGTTATATTTGTTTTATCTCCTGTGTTAAACACCTCAGGCAGTCTAGCCACTTGTCAAACTCCCCGCTTGGCAATGAATTCTCATTGAAGTTAATCTTAATTGAACAGATGGACTTTCCTGTTTCATAACAAATGACATGAAATTGGATTCATTATTAACGCACATTGATATCCATTCCCTGTCAGCTGTAGAATCTTTTGATGGTAACAATAATATATTTTTCTTGAAAGGCTCTTTTTCTTCATTTGCATATACATCAACTTTTAAGCTTCCGCCATTGTTGTCAATTAAAAATTCTACGTAAGAAATAAAGCATTTACGACCTATTGATCTGTAAGGATTAAATGGAATCGTTTCAGCATAAAAACTGATGATTTTTGATAAATTTCCATTTTGTGTATATGCTCCAAATAATGTAGAATCAACATCTATAACGATACTCGTTGGTGTTGAAGATATGACGTTATATGAATCTTTTAGCTGTGTATTTGTTGAAACTTCATAATTATTGATCTCTACCATTCCCTCAACATTAGAAATTGTAACTTTATCGCCTGCTAAAATACCTGTTGCTGTAACTGTAACTGTAGTCGGATAACCTTGAGATATTGCGGATATTGTTGTATAATAATCATCATAATCTTGGTTGATATCATAAATAAAACCTAAATCATCACCCGCTAATGTTTTTTGAACTTCTTGGCCCTGTCCTATACGATCCCAAATATCTTCGGTAGTATCCCAAGATGACCAAGATTCATTACCTGTAGTTTCTGAAATATCGTCCCAATTAAAATTTAATCCTTTGTCTGTCTGTCCTAAAACACTAAATCTTTGATCGTATATTGACCATGTATCTTCTTCGTAATTACCTACAAGAACGGAATTTTGTGTTGTGGATGTAGTACCAGATTGAAGATATGACCACAAAAACTGATTGTTTACTCTATCAAATCCACCGTAAGTAAGATTAAAACCTTTAGCATCCATTTCATTATTTGTAAAATAAGGTATTTTATCATCTGTTCTTAAAGATTGTCTTCCATCTGTTCCAACAATTCCTGTTTTTCCAATAGAACGCACAGAATCAAACCAAGATACAGCAGAAAATTTAGCATTTGTTCCTATTACAGAGGGAACCTTTCTTATAAAGTAAGGATTAAAAGCATCTCTTGTTCTTTCCGCTGTCCAGTTAGAACGGTTAAAATTTAATGCTAAAACTTGTCCTAAAATTGTGGCTCCAGTTATTAATTCATACGTATCTGCTTGTAATAATCCAGAGCCGGCTACATTAAATTTATCTCCATTTCCAGAGCCGGTTCTAATTCCTGAATAAAGAATTCCTTGGTTGTAAGCAACACTAGCAATTACAGGAACTATGAAGTTGATTCTTTCATTAAACCATAAAACATATGTGGCAGATTGTAAAGATCCTTGAGGAGGATTGGTAAAATCTGGATTATCTCCATTATCTGTATAACTTAAAACATTAGTCCCATCATACATAAATATTGTAGAGCTAATAGGTGTTGTATCAGGAAACTGATTATTAATACCCTCACCTGTAAAAACAAATCTTCCTGTATTGTCGGCATATGGATATGAAACACCTGAAATGTAAAAATCATTTGAAGAAATATTAAATCCTGTATAATCATTTCCACCACCTGGTGTCAACGAACCCCCAAACGGAACTTGATCAAATACTCCTGTAGAATCATTAAATTTATAAAGAAAATTAGTATCTATTGCTAAAAGTTCTTTTGTAGAGTCAGGTAAAATATGTTCAAATATTCCGTAAACACGTCGACCGCTAATTGCTATTGGTGGGGCAGCTGGTGAAACAGGATTTAAACGTGGTGTAAAAAAACCAACGCCTTGTCGAGATTGTAATACTTGTCTATAGATATAACCATTATATATATTTTGAAATGAATCGGCTGGACTTAAATAATTTACACCATCATTAGCAACGCCTGTTCTATAACCGGTTATTTCAAATACTTCCATTATTGTGCTCTGTAAGTTATTCTATAATTCCAAGTTCCGGAAGCTCCATCGTTAAGTCTAGCTTTAATATTTAGATCAACAGTCGATTTATTAGAAAATTCTATAAAATAATCATCTGAAACGCCCTGTTGCTTAATCCTGTTAGAAAAAGCATGTACAGTATTATTATTGCTCACAAAAGATGCTGTTTGAATTTCAAGATCTGATAGAGCAGGGTTAGCATTATTTGTAAATTTCCAAATGCTAATATCTCCATAAACATTTGCTGGAACTGCTGCCACATTTACAAAACTACTAGTTGAAGTTATACTTACCGATCCAGATAAAAAAGCAGGAATATATTGATAAATTCCCTGAATGTTTCTATAAAATCCTTGAACACGAGAGTTTGTGGTTTTCAAATATAGTATACCATCCATACCCGTACCAAGTCCAGTACTGCCAGGATCAGTTGGAATACCACCGACTGTAAAAGCCGGTGATTTAATGAACCTATGGTGACCTGAATAATCATTTCCAACGTCCCAAAAATGATCTTGTAATGATGTAGAATATGCAGAATCATTTGGAACATTACCCATAGTGGTTTCTATGTAAGTATTGTTGTTATTCATTTGAGTTCTGTTATTCTTTACAGATAAAGAACCATTTGGGCTAGCTGCATTCCAACTCATTTTACTTTCTCTTTTTCTTTTCGTTTTTTTCTTCTTTCTCGCTTTCTTTCTTTTTAGGCTTTACCTTTAAAAGAGATTTTTTCATTTCTTTATCGTCTTTAATTTGGCCACGAAATTCTTTATCGTCTTTTGCCATATGCTTAATGACTTTCTTTTTTATTTCTGCTGCTTTCATTTAATTAGTCCTTTACCCTTTACAGATTTTTTAACGCTAGGAAGTTTGCTTATTCCTTGTTCTTTTTGTGACTTTTTAAGCAAAGATTCCATGCCAGCAACTTTTGTGCTTGCTTTGCCTTCTTTCTTAGCTTTTATTTGTTGCATTTTTTCGCTTTTTTCTTCGTAATTGTTTCCTTTTACGGTCTTACTTCCGGACATTACTTTTTTAGCCATTTAAAACCTCGGTGCTGCTCGGGAATTTTTTATCTGATTATGCGTATGGGTTAGCATCAATTTACGCTCATGCGCAAAGTCTGCCTTCAATTCCGCTTTAACATCTGGTGCATAGCGATAATCCCTCGCATAATTCATCGCTGCACCATAAGCTAGATACCTTAACCAATAATCGTACTGAATATCTTGATCACTTTCAGCATAATCATTATTTTTTTTATATCCATATATTTTTATCATATATTGGACATCGACTTGTGGTATTGTTCTAAAGGTGAATTCATTACCATAATAAAGCATCATCGTAGGATATCCTTTTATTAGGATATCTTCGTTATTTACTCCCCATATCGAAAAAAATTGACCGGGATCCTGAAAAATAGGCAACCTATTCCAAGATATAGATCCACCTACAGGGTCTAGAAGTGATATAAACGCTTCCGAAGATAAATTAACAAAGTCGGTGCTGGCTCCAACATCATTGAAGGTATAAACTCCATCAGGATGAGTTCCATCTATAGTAAAAGATAATGTTCCAAATTGTTCAAAAAGTTTTACGTCGTCCGACATTGTTAAACTTACAAAATCATTAAGATATTGTAAGAATAATTCATCTGAAGAATCAGGATCATTTTCATTTCTACGGCCTAATGCAACACGCATTATTTGTAATACGTTTGATACTGTTCTTACTCCTGTAGCCATTTTATGCCTCTTGGTATACCGTTCTCAATGAGAATCTAGGTGTTTTACTAACTACTTGTGTTTCTTTGCTTCCATCAGAAAGATTTACCCAATTCCAAACAGGATTACCTTTTTCAGCTAAGTAATGCACAATACATTCAGGAAGATCGTAAGTTTTACCAGGAATTAATAATTCGTCAAAATGTATCAAATGATTACTTAAAAATACAGGCAACGGGTTTGTTGGTTGATCCATGCGTTGAAATACAATACGTTGTTTTGGATGTAACTCAACAGGGCATTGCTTAATAAGATACCTGCATAATTTCAATTTCTTATTTAACTTTCTAGCTTCTTCATTATACAATCTATAGTCTCTAATGCTATTTAAAGGCATTTCTTCAATAGGAAGTTTGTTTTCTTCAGCTTCTTTTAAAGCTTGTGTTAATACCTGTTGATCTTCTACTGGATTAGCTACGTGTGTGTGTTTTCCCATTATACCTCTTAGTTTGGAAATATTTGAGCCAGGCTCGGATAATAAATAAATGTCTTTTGTACTAAATTTGCACTTCCACCCATTAGATACGGAGTAAAATTAGTGGAATCTACTCCTATAAATGTTACGGGATATTCTAAAGTAAACTTGTCTGTGTCTGTAACAATAATTCTAAATTTATAATTGTTTAACGGATCTTGTCCGTGAGGTATCGGCATGCATCCATTTAATTCAGTTAAACGAACAAAATCTTTTGTTGCAAATTCATGTGCCCCATCTGTGGTAATTTCGCAAGGAAATGAATTTGTAATATTCAAAATATTTTTTCGTTTTGTAACTTGTCCAATTGGTTGTAACGTCATTTTTTTCCAATGTAAAGCGGATTTACATTGAGTCGGCTACAATTTGTAACCGACTCATTTTTACTAAACGATCAAGTCGCCTAGGTCAATTACTTGACCAAATTTATACACTTCAATGTTAAATATATCACCATCGCTTCCCATTACAGCTGTACCAGCTAATAATTGATAAGTTACAGGATCATATTTAAATTGATTAGGTATGTAAGGAACGGTTGCATATGGATAAACTTGAGGGTTATTCAAGGATATTACATGTGTTTCAAGTGTAACTTGTCCACCGGAAACATATGCTGTATATGCAGTGCCATCAATTGGTTCGCCTGTAATAACATCTTTCAATGAGAATGTTGTTGGTGATATAACAACGATCTTATAGCGATTATTATTAAGTTGACTCATACCACGATCTGTAACTCCTACATTACCAAGATCAGTAATACGAACAATCTGATCATTTTGAAAAGTGTAAGCTGCATGTGTTATAACTACTGGATCAGCTGCAGTAATACCAGATATAGCAGAGTGAGACGATGCTTGCCCACCAGCTGTATCAGCTACTGTAAAACCATTTGTTGATGTATCAAGGAAGTTAAATGATGCACCAGCAGATGAATCAATTACTTGTTCTTGAAACGCATGAGCTGCAGTTGTTTGATCACGAAACCAAACTGAAATAGGTTTACCGGCTGCAGTTGCTTTCCATTTTGATAAGTTATTAAAAACAACTTTATCTGGTTGGAAGTTAAAACTAAAAGTATGGGCAGTTCCTGCTGAGATAAATTGATACATCTCGGTGCAAGTTTGTCCTAAAAATAGATCTGACATAATTAACCCCTTAAGCTTATGCTTTTGTAGAAAGCAATGTTACGATATGAGAATCATCTAAGATCGCAGCATTAAACCAAGCTGTAAAACCCATAGATTGGAAACGGTTTAAATAATCATTAAAACCAAGAGGTTTTAAGATCATTTCTGTAGAAACTTCATCTAGACCAACATATCCGTAAGCATTAGCACCAACAAATGTGTTGTTATAAACGACTGGAGAACCACTGCTTTTTTCAACTAATGTAGATGTTACCCATCTAGCTTCATCAGTTGCGCCAAATTCAGCTTGCAATACAGGTTTTAATGAGCCGTATTGAGAATATGGAACAAACGCATCAAGTGCACGAATATCTGGTTTTAGATTAACATGAGCTGTTACCCAAAATGCAGCTTCGACAGGGCCTGTACCAAAATCTCTTGAAGCGTTAACGGTTGGAGTCATGTGCTCTGTATCGTTATCATCTAAGTATTGAATAGCACGGTTTACGTCTGTCTGTGTTAATTCAGTAATAACATTTCCATTAATACCATTAAGACAAGAAATTTGAGGAACTGAAGCATTCCAAACGTCACGTGTAACTTTATCAAGCATAGTATGCATGCATTGAGATAGGTTATCTGCTGTTTCTGAAGCTGTATCATCTTCCACAACTAAAAGAACTTTACGACCAAGAAGAATAACTTTACCAAATTCTTGAATGGTAACGTTAATATCAAACTTTTGTATTTGCTCAGGCGCTGGATCAGCATCTTGAGATAGTACAACAGGATCAGAATTCAAGTTTTCTTGACGTCTAAACGCCATAGTATCGGTATTCTTTTGCGGCAATGTAAATGCACGACCAAAAAGATTGTGTACGCAACGAGGCTTTGAACGTTGTAGAAGTGCACGGTGTGCCCATCTATCAGCCATTGAGCCGTAGCCGCTAGTTGTTGTTACTGACATAATTTTCCTTATGCCTATCTACGTCTTCGTTGCGAATTTCTCCATGCTTCAAATTCATTATCAGACATTGTCATAACATCCACACTTTGATTCAATGCTGCAGCTTTTGGCGCATTTGTTGGGGCTCCTGGAGCTTCCTTTTTAACTGGTGCTGCCTTAACTAATTGTTGCTGTTGCTTTGGTGTCAGTGCGTCCATTAGTGTAAATGCCTCTTCATATCTATTTGATGCCGAATTAATCGCCGACGCAAGATTAGGTCTTTGTTTTAAAAATTGTGGCAAATATTCATTTATTCTTTCATACTTTTCAGGATTCTGCTTTACCCATAATCTTTCTTCAATTATGCGTATCGCTTCATTCTGAGAAGTGTTTAAGTCTTCTTTTGTGGCCGATTCATAACGAGAATTATCTTCTTCAGCAGGTTTTTGTTGATATTGCTGTGCTTGCGCATTACGCTGTCTCTCCCATTGAAGCTCTAATTCTAGTTCCCTCTTTTGCTCACGCAATTTTTGCGCAACTGAAAGAGGTATCATCGTTTTATCAGTTTTTTGCTCCTGATCTGCCGTTTCAATTGGTTGACTTTGTTCGGCTACTGCCGTTTCCATTATCTGCTCAATTGGTTCATGTATAGGGTCTACGATTCCCTCATCCATATTTTATCTCCGTAGGTAAACGTGAAATAGCCTTTCACGATGGCATAGCACCCTTTGCTTGCAGGTAGGCGACACCTGTAGTATTAAATTCAACTTTTAATTTCTTATTATTTCCACGAGTAACCATCCATAATAATTCACATATTCCTTTGGAATTTGAAACCCAAAAGACCATTTGATTAGAAATAAACGGAGGAAGTTTCATGCTAGCTACTGGTGTACTAATATTAAATATACCGGGGTCAAATGAATCAAATTTTGCATGGATCACTAAGAAATAGGTGCCTTTGATATATTGATAAGCATTCACTGCTTTATCTACCACGTCATCTATTACTTTTTTTAAAGCTTGTTTTTCATCGACAAATTGACGAGGAAGAATCAAATTGCTTACAGGATCTTGCAAATTATTCATTACATACCGCTCTTACCACGTAGTGATTCTCTTTCTTTATGAGCTGCTTGTAGTAATCCATTTGCTTTTGTTTGATCTGCATTCATGCCAGGGCCGCACATAGGTGCTGTTCTAGATGCTGCACTCATTGGATTTGTTTTATATGAACACATGCCAGTTCCTGTATTCATCGGGCCTTTACCTTTGATGTCTTTTGCCATTTTACCCTCCTAAGGGTGCTTGGTTATTATTTTGTTCCGATTGCTGCATTTGCTGCATCGCTTGTTGTTGCTGCATATTCTCAGATGACCCTTGTGTTTCCGTATTTATCTGATCTGCTTGCGAGCCTACTTGATCTTTTTGTATTTCACGTCCCATTGCTTCTTGCGATTCCATTTCATTGACAAATTTTAATACTCGAAGAATTCTATCTTCTTTAAGTTTAGCTATTTCAGACATAGCGCGCGCCCTATCAAGCGAAGCTTGTGCAATATTTTGCTGAGCTTCTGACTCGCGCTCATCTTTAAGAGATAGATTACTAATAACACGTGATCGACGTTCTTGTGCAAGACCAAGGTTTGCTTCTTTTTCTGAATTGAGTTTTTCCATCTGAAGTTGTTGCGCTTTTGACGCCATCTCTTGGGCCTTAGCCATTTGCTCATTTTGTTGTACCATTGATTCTTGTAAATCATCAATTCCAGACATTTGTAGTGCGCGAACAATCTCTGATTCAGGAACATTGACGATACCATCTTTCTTAAGGCTGACCAATTCATAATAGTAAGCATCTTTCTGAGATTTACTACGCACACCCTCTTTAATGACTGCATCGTATTGCTCAAATTCGCCTTCATAGAATTGCTCTGTTGGCGCCTCTCCAAGTATTCTTTCAACTTTTCCAGCAGGATAATTCTTTTGAATTGCAACAAGTATTAACCCACCCAAAACTTGTTGTGATGTCTCAACGTTATCAATTATCTTTCTGTTTCCTCTTAGACCTTGAGCAATTCTTACCTGTGCTAATCTGCCGCTTACTTGAGTGTTTCCCTTCTCATCAATACCCATTGAAGATTCATTTACATTAGAAAGTGTAAGGGACAATTGATCTAAAATAGTTTGATATGCCATTAGATCTGGATTAGCACCACCACCTCGCAACTCTTGCACTGAATCGAGTCCCATTGGTGCATTTTCTGGATCAATACCAATCAGTTTATTTTGTCCAGATTGCTGCATATCCTGAGGATCTGGAACCGAACCAATTAAATATTTAAATCCTGTAGATATAGTAGAATCCATCATATCAGTGATTTTCATATGACGTTTGTTAAACTGTCTTTGTAGTGACCAGTTAACAGCTGATATTCCCTGTATTCTTTGACTTGGCATCCATATTGATGGTTCCATATAGCAAAGCAACGGAACAAATGGATAAGTTTCATTAATACCTGTTTTATCTTCACCACAATATACACGTGTTCCATTGAGCATGATGTTAAGCTCAACGAAACCTCTATCCACAGACCTAATCTCTACTTGCGGGATCTGATCATGAGGAATATCCAAGATATCTGAATCGCGTCTCATCTCATCTAATCTACGCAATCCCATCTTAAGCTTGTCTTTTTCTTCTTTTGAAATGTCGGTAATGTCTCGATAATACGCTGACTTCATGTCGCATAGAAACTCACGCTTTTTTGTGTGTCTACGGTAATACTGATCATACGCTATTAGATTACGATTACGGCTAAATGTGGTAAATTGAGGGTGATATTGAAGGAATTTATCATCTTTATAACTGTTTTGTAGATCTTCTATGACTTGAGGATCTATGAATGGCAACAATTGCTTTGCATACTGTTTATCTATAAGATCGCGTGTAATCGCAAAAGCACAATCACTAAGATTTATATTTTCAAAAGTAGGATCAAGATAGAAACTATTGTATGTACGTTTATGGAAAGCCAGGTCTCCATTAATAAAATCTTTTGAATAATCCATGTGTAAACCACATAAAGACATTCCAGATTTAAAACACTCATCGGCTGCATCTAAAAACGTGGGGAATCCATTACCTTTATCCCAGATATAATAACCAAGCTTTGTAAATTGATCAGCTGTCTTTTGATCTGATCCTTCTACCGGGCCGTATACAATTTCATTGATATTATCTCTTAAATAACCTGAAAAGAATTGTAAAGGCCGACGTATAATATTATATTCTATCGGTTCTCTACCCTGCTTGATTAGTTCTTTGCGCTCTTGATCGCTCCAAGTATAACCAGAAGCAGCCAACGTATAAACTTGCGCATCCTTGACAAATGGCACCCAATAATCATGAGCATATCTATAGTTGGTCTTAAATTCATCTTGGCACTCGTAATCTGTAAGCATAAAATTAAATCTTTATTTTGATTAAGCTCAAATTACTGTAACTTAATTAATTTATCAATATAATCTTTTAACATATAATTTTATTGCGTGCTTCTACTGCTTTTTTATGCTTTTCTAACGCTCCGGAAACACCACCGATCGTTTCTATATGATTGACTGCTTGACATAAATATTGAAAAGCATCGCTATAATTTGACTCTATCCCATGGTAGGGCTCATCTAGATATTTACCGTATTGCTCCGACCATTTCTTACGGTATTTTCCTATCATATCAATTAATGATTTAACCCTGTTTAAATTGAATACGCAACGATTCATCATGATCTTAGCATTAGATATCTGTATCTGTTTATCTGTTCTTTTCAATACTAATACTTTTACTTGCGTATGTGAGAATAGCTTTTTAAATTCTCGTTCATATGTATTCTCTACGACTATACCGTCGCGCTTTGCAGAATCATGAGGAAGGAATATTGTATTATAAACATATGGTTTATCTTGCTGCATGTATCTACAATAAAAATCCACTCCCTTGTTGCTATCGGCGTAATAATCTATGACTCTAATTTCACCGTGGCACACTTGAAAGAATATCATGACAGTTAGATCGTTAACACCTATGTCCATGGCGACGTAAACAGGCTGAGTATGATCGTATGGACTAGATTGCAAGCATCTACCGCTTGAGTATGCGGCATCTATTCCTAACGCAAAGTAATATGCATCTGAAGAGCTAAGAAATGCCTCTGATATAGTAGACGGAAATTCTTGCTTTATCTTTTCAGCTAGCAAAACTTTCTGTTGTACGTACCAATATTTTTGAGGATATGTAAAGCTTGTTTTACATTCACTTTCGATCTTTTTAAAATAATCAGTTATTTCTATATCAAGAGGCACTTTATGATCTAATGCGTATGACTTATCAGAGAACCAAGGAAAGAAGAAAAGCTTATAGTCTAATGAAGAAAGATTATCGTTTCCTTGTAAAGCGGCTTTACTTACCATTTCTGCAAAAAAACCGTCACTTCCTTCGCCTGTGCTTTCAATAATAACACGACCGTCTCTTGGTACTGTTTGAAGTGTTCCGGTTATTACCTCTTCAGCTTTAAGCGGGTTCCTAGCACAAGTTTTCCCAAACTCAGAAACAAGCACAAGTTGATAAGCGCCACCGCGTAAAGTGGTGTCAACACGAAGAACAGAACCATTTTTAAAAGTAATTTCACGTGCTGACCTATTAATAACTTCTACATGTAACCAAGATGGAAGATGGTCTAATGCATATCCAATAATACGCTTAAAGATATGCTGAGCATGTTCCATAGAATACGAAACAATACCAGCAGATAGATTATTATTCCATATACACTCATCCAATAAATACAAAACACTGAACGTGCTCATACCTAGTTGTCGAGCTTTAAGAATAAGATTTCGTTTATGAAGATTATCTAGAACATTCTGTTGAACTGAATTAAGATTAAATTGTACATCATTACCGTCTTTATCAATGATATGATAAAGATTATTCAAACGAAAAGACTTTGATTTAAGATCACTCGCTTGTATTAATTGCATCGGTAATCTGTTGCGGTGTTAATTTACCGATATTCTCATCATTAGCTTGCTGTGGTGCTATATAACCACGTAGTTTTCCTTTGTTATTAAGAACAAAGAAAGATGATTTAAGGGCTGCATTAACATCTATTTGTCGATTATCTATAGCAAATTGAAGGGTATCTTCAGCACCGTTTAAAAGATTTTCATCTCTTTTATTACGTTCATTAGCTAATAATTTTACACATTCAGGATATCTAAAAAGATGCTCACGAGCACATGTCATTGATAGATCTAATATTTCAGCGATCTTGTTCATTCTACCGCTAGCTTTCTTTATAGCATTCAGTATTAAATCTTCAGTTAAATTACAAGGCACACCTGGTGTTCCCATTAATTAAATTCCATATGTATTTTTATTTGAACAGTATCAGGCTCACCATCAAAGTTTTTTTTAGCTTCTTCTATACATTGCAATATATAATCATCTTCTAAATCGATGCAATATGGTTGATAAGCAAGAAATTTTTGACGATATGTTCTATGCTCGTCTTTGAATATTACGGTTAGTTCTGACATAATTTAGATATAATACTAAAATATTTACATGTCAACTTATCAATGTAAATCCGCTTTACATTCATCAACTCACCTTCAGATATTCTTCTAACGACTGCGGAATAGCTGTAATAACAACACTCCACCCGCGATTTTTAAATAAAGTCAAATGTTTTAGCATAAATCCTTTCTTACCTATAACCTGAGAAAGGAATTTGGCATCTTCAGATATAGGATAAAATGAGTCCTTTCCGTACCTTGATTTATGATTTACTTCTATATTCATTTTTTAACCTTTTTTACCGATCTTATTACTTCCCCTAATACTGGTAATTTTATTTTGCTTTTTTTTCAATTCGTGATACATGTTTTTCCTTGTTTTTCACTACTTTACCTAGTGGAACGTCTGATAATATAAAATTATGTTAATCAATCGATGCCTTTTTCTATGCTACTTTCTTCTTTAAAAATAGCGCTAAGTTGAGCGGCGATATTAAAGTCTACCTTAAAATACTTCTGAAAATATGGTATAGAGGTTGTTTTGTACTTTTTACTTTTTTCTCTTGCTTCATCCATCAATTCTTTATTTAGTGAAATTATCATATTTCTTTAAAATCCCTTCAAAACTTGTAAACTCTTTTGCATATATACGTTGATATATATCATCATGTATGTTATCATATACAAGATTATACGTAAAGCGGAATTTACAAAATGAAAATGAAAGTTATGCAATTAGATTTATTTGATGATTTTATGCCTGTTCCAACTTTGGTTTTAGATAATGGAAAAATTATCAGAGATTTGAAAAGCGAAGTGGAAAAGTTGAGTGAGTCTAACAATCGTGTCAGAAAATCATTATTTGCCCGTCATGGAGAATTAAGCAAAATGTATATCGAGATGCATAATCGTTTAGAAATATTAGAAAGAAACATCTGTAAGGGGAAATAAAAATGGGATTTGAACACGTACTAACTTTAATCTTAGGAAATGCAGCCGTCATCATTCCATTATTCATATGGAATAGATCGGAATCTAGAGCCGACATCCGTCACATGGATTCTAAGCTCGAAAGTACTCGTGAACTTGTTCGTGCTATTTACGACGAGTCTAAAGATTTTCATGCGAGATTATGCGTTATCGAAGAAAGAAATAAGAGATAATGAAATATAGATGCCCTGATTGTAAAACAAAAATTCATCTTTATGAAGTATATTCGTCTTTCTTTTATTGTGAGACGTGTAAGAAAGATTTTCCAATTGAAGAAAATAAGGATATAAAAATCATGTGCTCAGATTGCGAAGTAAAAAAACCAACATGGCCACCAAAGATTATATAATGCCAGACATAACAATGTGTGAAGGTGTCGACTGTCCTTTTAAAAACGAATGTTATCTCCACCGAGCAATACCAAGTAAATATAAACAATCTTTTTTTGAAAAACTTCCATATAATAAAGAAAAGAATAGTTGTGAATATTTCACACAAATTTACGATTGGAAGAAAATAGATGAAGTGCCCAGATTGCAAAACTAATGATCTTAAATTTTTTAATGGTCGTTACACTTTGCGTTGTAGATTGTGTACAAAATTACACAATCAAAAGCTAAACAAAATCTATTTCAGTAAAAAAGTTTATAAAAAAAAAGAATTTTTACCAATAACATGTAAAAAGTGCCTAAAAGTCTTCTTGCCTTACACCGCTAATCAGGTGTTTTGCAGGACTCCTTGTGTAACTATGAGATATAATACAGAAAACACGGCCGAACGTTGGCTAATAAAAAATGAAAAAAAGGAAAAAAAATGCAAAATCAAAAAATATGGACCATAATAGAAAGAGTTGTTTTTATCTTGTTAGTGATAGCTAACATATATTACCTAAAATGCAATAGTCTTAATGCTGTGGAATTACAAACTAAATTGTCAGATCAAGACATAGAGTTATTAATCTCTGCTATAAATAATTCAAAGACCAATAATGAATATACTTTCTTAGAGCGGAATATTGATAATCGTGGATATATGGCGACAGTAGCGACTGGCAATTTAGATAGAAAAAATAAAATGATGATTGTAGGGACTGGCAATTTACATAGAAAAAATAAAATGATGATTGTAGGAGCTGGTACATTAGTAAGAATTGATTTTGAACCATCTGACAGCGATTATCATCACAACGATTATAAGATAAAAGTTTCTAAAAAAAAGATAGACTATTGGAAACATCAATATAAATATAATGAAACACGTGGTATCTTCTGTTTTAAAGATGCTGAAAGACGTTGTTGGTATCTTCCAACCATAACAGATTATGACATGGGGAAAAACTGCTTTATTGTCGGAATAGCCTTTGTTGGTGCAAAGGAACCAAGGGCTAAAATTGCTGCTACTATAATCTCGGCTGCTACTATAATGGGTTTAGCCTGTATTGAAGAATGGAACCATATCAACACACAATTAAAGACGTGCCAATATCATTTTGAAATGTGTGACTTTTACGCAGATTTACTAAAAAAATATGAAGCTGAGGATTAATATGTTTTTTAAAAAAGAAGATAAAGAGATTTTAAATCAAATATTACAAAACTTACTTCATGCTAAACCCATGGTTGATGAGTCTTTTAAAGAAGAGATGAGGCAATCTCTTGGAACTCTTTCTTACCTAATTGAACACCCTTCATGGTTAGAAGAATATAAATCATGTTCTAGAGATATTGTAGAAGCTTTGAACGGTTTAGTTTATACTATCAAAGATAGCGGGCCTATAGAAGAAGCTTTACTTAGGGAAATGGTCAACGCTGAAGAAGAGAACTTAATGGTTCCTGTTAAAAAGAAGATTGTTAAGAAAGCTGTGAAACCTAAAAAAAAGTCTGCTACAAAATGAAATGAACTATGAAAATTTAATTATACTGAAGTATCAATTAACAGAGGAAGATGTGGCTTATCAGTTCAAATTACTAAATTTCTCTGAAAAACTAAAGAGAGACGTTTTAAAACATGTAAAAACAGAAATTTCAAGACATGTGAAAAAATTAAAAGATAAACCTAAAAAGAAATCTCAATCCTAATCCCATATTCTTTAGACTTTTCTTGATCACATGAAAGAACAATTTCTTTATTACTGTCAGCTCTTCCAGGAACATAATCCCCTGTCAATTCCTCACAAAGAGCGTCCACGATGTATTTGAAAGATATGGGTAGGTTTTCAAATACATCAAGTGATCTTGGAGCATATCTGGTTAGTTTAATCTTACATGGAAGCATTATATTTTTCTTAATACTCAGCATCGCTAATCTTATTTGAAGCTTTTGTGCTTTGTGACGTTTGTGTTTCTTTTGCCAAGGCTCAAAACAATTACCTTCGCTGACTGTTCGAATAGGCAACACCAAAATGATGTTGCCTGGATTTGAAATTACAGAAACCGCCAAATCTGGCTCAGGAGCTTTAATTTTAACAACCCTGGCCTTCGCTATGGATTTTACTTTTTTCTTCGCCTGAGGCTTAATTAAGCCTATTGGCGGTGCCTTTGATTTTGTATCCATAAACTCAAAACGGAAATCCGTCATCTTCTTTAACGCTTGGGCTTGACGTGGGACTAACCCTAACTGAATTTTTATTCAGCTCTCGATTAACATTTTCTCTCACAAATTCCTGTAAAATCTCTTTCTGAACGTTGCTATCGAGTTCAAAACAAGATGTGTAAGACTTCGTTTGATCTTCCCCGGTGATGGTGTAGTTCGCTGAAGTGAAAAATGTACCGCCATCTTTCTTTTTAACATGTTTCAATCGGATGATAGCTTCTCCGTGGAAAAGTAGTGTTACGATTCCTAAAATATATTCATCGGTTGGTGTTGGTTTATAGCTTATAAATTTGTAATTATTCATAGTGTTTCCTAAAAAGTTTTTAAAGTTAATTGTTTGTTGTTTTGGGTTTAGGGTCAAGGTTTATATATTATCAAGGCACAATAAGAAAAACTTTCTTACTCTTATTTTACATTCTGCACTTTGTTTTCAATTTTACTTTTTTGTAATAGTCTGTAGTCAACTCCGTTTTCTATTTCTATGATTGTGTTTTCTGTTGAAAACAACCTGCTATGTATTCTACGATGATATTTATCTATAAATTGTTGTTGAGAAAAATTAGATGTTATCACAGTAGGTTTCATGGAATTATATCTAGAATCTAATATAGCAAACAAAATCTCTTCGCGCCACTCAGTGTGCTTTGTGCTGCTTCCAACATCATCAATGATCAAAAAATCATCATCGATCAGGTACTTTAATACTTCTAGATAATCACCATTAAGACTGTCCATAGATCCCCTCAACTGTTTTAATAGATTATCTTCAGTAAAATATCTCCAATTTGAATTATAGTTTCTCATTATCCATTCTACTAAAGAAGCGCATAAATAAGTTTTTCCTATTCCTGGACTTCCGCAATAAACTAAAAAATGCTCAGGTTTTTCTAAAAACTTTATTAGTTTTTCTTGTACCCATCTGTCCGCATGAAGCGAGCTAAGGGAGGCTCCGACGAATCTTTCTCCCATGGATAAGCGTTGTCGTTGTTTAACATTGATTTCGAAGATTTCTGCACTGGTTTGGATTTTTCCGTTTTGGATTTGCATTTTTTTCCTATTTTTTTATCATTAGTTAAACATTTCTTCAAGTAATTAACTATCTCTCCATTCATACATGGATTGTAATTTCTCATTTGTAATATTTTAGAATTAATATCAATTAAAGTCCAACCGTCTTTTAATAATTTTTCAGTTGCTTCGCTTACAAGAATTTTTATGTGACCTAATTTTCTATGTTCGAAGTAAAGCCAATCGCTGGAATTGGCATAATCAATCAGATCAAGATCAATGTTTTCTGTGTGATCATGTATCTTTGTGTCTGGATCTTGTCTGGATCTTGTCTGGGTTTGTGTCTGACCTAATAGAAAAGCACAACTATAAACCTCTGATTCTGTTACAGTTATAAGTGTTTTTCCGTGTCTGATTTCGTGTCTGAGAAATCCACATTCTGAAAAATATTTCAATGCGGCTACTACTTCATTTTTATTTGTGTATTTTGATGTCCATTCGGCTATTTTTCTTATAGATGCACATAATTGTCCCGCAAGAACTGTGTGTTTATTTCCATGAATATCATGAATAGTTTCAACAAAAGCGCAATGCATTAAAATGGCAAGAAATATAGCTTGATGTTCTGGTCTAGCATCTAACCAAAAATCATTTGTAGATAAAGAATTTGTAATACCGGTGAAATTTCTGGACATAGCGACCCTTAAAAACGGTTGATTAATAAACCGTTGAGTGCTATAATGAGAGATACGAAAGTCTCTTTATAGTCCTCAACTATATGTGAACAGCTCCGACGGCAAATTGGAGCTGTTCTTCGTCTCACGATACCATACTCTCCTCTTACATTACAATTCCTATCCATACTAAATGAATTCCACAACATATTTTAAATTGTTTTTTTTAAAAGAAATAAGACCATCTTTTGCAATCGGTAAACATGTGTTTTTAAATAACGTATGAGAAATACAAAAAACGTCTTGCACTTTGAGTTTATCAATATGCACTTCGTTTTTAGAATTTTTTAAATCCCATAGCTGACAATACAACAGAGCAGACTTTGGGCAGTTTTTTAGAATTTGTAGAAGATTATCAAAAGGAGGGTAACTATTTATTTTATTCATATATTTTGTTGTTTTTAAAAACGGATATAAATAAAATATAACCGTCCTGGTTCTGTTTTTATCTCTGTTTGTTGTTATTCAGTGCTTTAAACTAAGACTATCCTTGGGAAAATCGATTGGCGTCGGTTTTCTCACCTTTCATAATATTTTTATATATATTTATTCAACTAATTTATATATTTTATCTCGAGAATTTTCTTTTATTTAAATTTAATCTTTGACATTGTGAGAAGAAAGAGGTTTTTTAATGCGAGAAGTCTTACAAGAGCTTATAGAAGCACTTAAACGAGATGAAGAATTTAGAATCTTTTTCTTTTTCTTTATACTTATTATCTTCTCAATCTTAGCCTTCACCTCTTTCTTTATAGCAACATTTTCTTCATTAGCCCAACTATAGACCGTTACCTGACCGTCAGTTGCTTTTTCTATTAAAATAGCTAATTTTAACGATGGCGTGTTTAATCCTTTTACAATTCTATAAAACGTTACAGAGTTAATTCCAACCTTATCTGCGAATCGTTTTCTACTGGTTAGGTGTTTGTCAAGATATTCTTTTATATTCACTTTCTTTCCTTTTAATTTCTTTTTTGTTGATATAAATTACATGTTTGGTTATATTCATGAATACAACGATATTTATCGATACAATTTATGTCAACAAAAAATAAAAAAAGAGGATAGAATGAACGCCAAGCAAGCTATTGAAAATCTTAGAATAATGAGTGCAACATTAGAAAATGCTGCAAATAGACCAGAAAATTACAACACACCATACTCACAATATCTTGAAAATATATCTTATGAGATGTTCAAACATGCTAATCAATTACAAGAACTAGATTACCTTTATGGGATAGCACTATGATATATGAAGAAGAAGAAGAAGAAGAAGAATATGTAAAAGATCAAGAAGACTATAGCAAGAAAATAACAGATTGCAGATATGAAAGCTGTAATTCATGTGATTACTGTCTTATGACAAACTATAAATAGACAGGACGTGGGAAACAACCCCCACGTCCCCTGAAGGAAAAAAAAATTTAAAAAACTACACCTTAAAAAAACATGTGATTGCAAATCTTTTTAATAATTAAGATATAATCAAAAAATAAATATACAACCAAGAAAAAAATGAAAACATCTGAAAATATAAATGAAATAGCTAAAGCTTTATCAGTAGCACAAGCTGAAATTAAACCCGCTTCAAAAGATGGAGCAAATCCTCATTTTAAATCCAAATTTAGCACATTAGCAGCTATTTGGGACTGTATTAGAATGCCTACTACATCACAAGGATTAACAATTCTTCAAGACATGAATACAGAAGATAAATCCTCTGTTTCTATAACAACAAGGGTTATTCACACGTCTGGTCAATGGATAGAGTTTGGCCCGTTATCTATTCCAATAACTAAACAGGATGCTCAAGCAGTTGGTAGTGCGTCATCTTATGGAAAAAGATATGCTCTATGTGCTGCATTAGGAATTGTTTCATCTGATGATGATGACGACGCTGAAGTTGCTGTTGGTAGAGGAACTTCTAAGCAAAAAGAACCTGTACTTACATATGCTGAATGCGTAACCCCAAAAAACATGTCTATTCACCAAGTTTTGGTATTAAAAGAAATGTATATGAAGGTTTCTGATGATTTAAAAAATAAATTAGATTCTTGGATGATTGGGATATATAAAACAAAAGATATTGAATCTCTTAACGAAAGCGCGTATGAAGATGTTAAGATTAAATTTAATAATTGTCTAAAATATTTTGAGGATTTGAAAAGTAAAGAATGAAAATTATTAAACATAAGCAAAAATCTCAAGAATGGTTAAACTGGAGGCGCGGTTACATTATGGCATCCGAAGCCGCATCAGTTTTAGATATTTCACCCTATACTTCTAAATACAAGTGTTGGCAACGCAAGTTAGGGATCGTTAAAGAGCAAGAAACTAATTGGGCTATGGAAAGAGGCATAGCGCTTGAATCGGTTGCTCTGGACGCGTTCTGTGAAGAATTTGGAATCGACATGCAACCTGCATGCGTGGAAAGCTCAGAGTATAATTTTTTAGCCGCTTCCTTAGATGGTATTAGTTCGTGTGGTAAATACATTTTGGAAATAAAGGCAAATGGAAAAAAGAACCACGACTTGGCATTACAGGGAGAAATCCCAAAATATTATGTATCACAAATGCAGCATCAATTATTAGTAACAGGCGCGGAAAAATGCTATTACTACTCTTTCGATGGTGAAAAAGGTGTCTGTATAGAAGTTTTACCGGACGCTAACTTTGTTAAAGATTATCTACCTAAAGCTCGAGACTTCTGGAAATCTATAATCTTTTTTGAAGCTCCCCCGCTTTCTCAAGAAGATTACAAAGATATGAGCGGGTCTTTATCTTTTAATGATTATTCAGATCAATATAGAGATTGCGATGTTCAATTAAAGGCACTGGAAAACAAGAAGGATTATCTACGAAAAAAAATAATAGAGCTTTGCGGTGATGAGGATTGTTCGGGAAACGGAATAAAGATAACAAAGACAACACCAAAGGGACAGGTTCAATATAAAGATATACCGGAGTTAAAAGGTGTGGATTTAGATAAATATAGAAAAAGTATGACAATAGTCTGGACAATCAGATTGGAGGGAAAATGAAACAAGCATTAATTTTATTAGGTGCGTACCTAATGTGTTCATGCACACTAACCTTTAATGAAATTGAAGCTCAAGGAAACGTATATGAATTTATGGATCAGACTCTAAAAACTGATTCAAAGATTGACGCGAATCTTCACATTCCTTCTCTGTAAGATTATCAAGTTTCATAGATAATTCCAGATTTGTAAACAGAATTTCTTTTCCGTGAACTTTTCCAAAATTATCTATGATTACTTCTATAAACTGAACGAAAGTTATATTGCCATTTGAAAACGCTTCTTCAAGTTGCTGAAGAGAAAAACGCTTATTTTTTATTCTATTTCTTTTTTTCAATCTTTTTAATTTTTGCACCCTGCTTACGGTCTATTTTTAACCTATCTGTAAATAAATCTTTTCTGTTATAAAAATTTTTTGTATATGTTTAATAAAACGAAATTATTAACCATAAAGAGGAAAAACGCAATGAAAAAATTATTATTGATTTGGGTAACCCTTTCACTATTTATTCTAACATCATGTACCATGTCAATCACGATAGTGCATACACAAGGTCAAGCTTCTGATGTTGTTGATGAGACAGATACAGTATCTCCCAGCACAAGCGTTAATATTCCTGTAAGTGTTTTACCAAAACCTACATTATAAAACCGATTTACATAAAAAAAAATGGATTAATTATGCCTTTAAAAAAAGGAAATTCGAAAAAAACGATATCAAAAAACATAGCGACGGAAATTCGATCAGGAAAACCGCAGAAACAATCCATAGCAATAGCTTTTAGCAAAGCGGGAAAGTCCAAGAAGAAATAAAGTTTGTTTATAAAAAATTAAATTAAAAAAGTCAATTCAAGTTGCTTTAGACGATAGATTAAAACTACTCGCTAAGCAGTTTGAAAAATTCGCTAACGATACAAAAAAATGAAAGGGAAACTTATGGCAACACCAATAAAAAAAACACCAATGAAACCAATGAAGAAGCCTGTTAAGAAGGCAACATCAAAGATGCATAAGATGCCTGATGGTTCAATAATGTTAAACTCTAAAATGAAAAAAAATAATAAGTACTAAGTTATCGATTCAAAGGCAAAGGCTGCATCACTTAAACGTTGGAAATGTAATTAACAAACCTTAAAAGCAGTAAAAAAAATATGTTAGTAAAACACATCAAGAAAGACGACAAGGAATTTCAATCACAGATCAAAGACGATGTGAATGTCAAAAATGAAGTATTGAAATCAAAACCAAAAATATGCCCATATTGTAAAACAGAATATTTACATGATCTACCGCATTGTACTGGATGCTATTAGTCAAGGCGAGTTGCAATAAAATAATTTAACCAACACGGTAAGCATTAATACTACCATAAGCAGTTACAGAACCTACGGTATAAACCGCATAAGCAGTTAAATAATACGTTGTTGAAGAACTTAAATTTATTCTAACAGGTGGTATAGCTTGATGTTGGTTCTGAAGTGCTGTAGGAGCTAAACTATTTCCAGTAGTATACAGACCAAAATTTGCATCGATTGTAGCAGAAGCAGAAGATATACTTGATCTAAAACTAGTACCAGTTATTGCACCTCCAGCAAAACCAACTAGAGAACTTAAATTCCAAACTCCTGGTGTTAATGTTACACTTGTGATATTAACAGTACTACCAGTAGTTATAGATACAGCAGATGCAAAAGCTACAAAATTATTTATAACTTCCCCAATAAATGCTGCTGAAGGGGGATTTCCAGCTCTAATCCCTACTATTGCACCACCTGCTTGGGTAGTAACATTATTAATAAATGTTCCATGTAAACTTAAACTTCCAAAGTTAATAGTTCCTGCACCAGTAATATTATTTGTGTTGTTTGAGAATAAATCACTTTGATAAAGTCCTAAAGTTGTTCCTGTTCCAACAGAAACAGATGATGCAGTTCCAGAATTTATAGTAATGTGTATTGCTGAGGACGAACCCGATCCAGCTAGTGTTATACCTGTTGTATTCAGAAGTATCGCATCAATAATATAATAAGATCCAAGTAAAATACCTGTTGAAGAAGTAGAAAAAACACATTTAAAATAACTATACTGCATAGTAACTATTCCAGCAGAATTTGATGATGCTGTAGTAGACAATCCAGTATTTGAAAAACTACAACCAAAATAAGTTAATGTTCCAAGGCTAGACATAGTATGAAGAGCAATTCCAGTAGTTCCTAAATTTCCATTGCACTTAAAAATATTGATAGCTGATGCTGCACTAGAAGAAGAAAAAGTAACACCAGTATTATTAGAACAATTCAAATAACAATTATTCAAATTAACTATTGAATCAGCGGATCCGGTTACAGCTAATAAAGCTGCAGAGTTTGTTTGAAGCTGAATTCCTGAAATTGTAACACTACCTGCAGTAGTCATAGTACAAGTTCCTGAAATAATAATTACTCCAGTACCATTTAAAGAAGAATCTGATCCATAAGAAGTTAAACTAACACCAGCTTTTAATGTTAAATTTTCTGTATAAGTTCCCGGACGAATAAAAATAGTATCACCACTAGAAGAGCTTGATATAGCTGCTGCTATAGTTGTATGTGTACCTTGAGTTGCATCACTAGACACAATCCATTTTGCACATCCGAAAGTATTTGTTGAAAGTTGTTGATTAGCCATGTGATTACCTTATTTATAATGAGTATATAATAACTGTCCAATTACCATCAATTTACTGTCCAGTTTCCTACCCAGCTTTCTGCTCGCCAAACGGTAGATGTTCCAGAAGTGATCACTCGTAATGACACGCAGTCACCAACATTTGTTGCAACGATAGTTCCAGTTACGCCAACAGTTCCAGATGCGCTACCCATTAAAATCTGTTGGTTAGCTCTAGGTGTGATGGTTGTTATACCAAGTTTACCCACTACCTTTATCAGAGCACCTAGAATAGCTGTAGTTGGTAATGTATAAACAACACCAGCAACTCGACTTGTAACATATCCATTTTGAACAGACATCACTTGTGTTGCAGCACTAATTATTTCGTTCCAGTTAAGACCACCGGTTAATACATCTAAGTTTAAAGTTCCAGCACCTGACGTAACAGTGATTGTTGAACCGGTACTTGTAATTTTACCGGCAACCGGTGTTGCTCCTGTAGAACCAATAATCATCTGTCCACTTGTCATCGAAGATGAAAAGACTGGAACACCAGCACTTGTTGTCACAAGAGTTGCACTATTAACAGTTGCTAACCCAGCTACTACGTTGGCAGAACTACTATAAAGCAATTGACTGACTGTTGTTGTAGAAGGATAAGTTGCGGTGCTATATGCAGGGTTTGCGGCATTTCCACCAGATTGTAACATTTGACCTATTGATCCAGGACCAACAGATGATATTGAATTGCTTAATCCACCAACTAATACATTATATTGACTGACTGCACTACCTGTAATTGCAGTACCATCACCTGATAAAACGCCTGTACTTGTTGTCGTAAGTGTGATTTCTGGAGTAGTTGTTGCATTAGCTACTGTCCCTGCTAAACCGTTTGCACTGACTACGGAAACGCTGGTAACTGTGCCAGAAGTAGCTGGTGATGCCCAAACGGGATCTGCTCCTGTTACACCTGTAAGAACCTGACCTGTCGTGCCAACAGCAGTTGAAGTTAAACTTCCTCCGGCATTTCCGATTTGAACTGCATGGTTAGTCGTTGCACTACCTGTAATTGCAGTACCATTACCTGATAAAATACCTGTACTTGTTGTTGTAAGTGTGATTTCTGGAGTAGTTGTTGCGTTAGCTACTGTCCCTGCTAAACCGTTTGCACTGACTACGGAAACGCTGGTAACTGTGCCAGAAGTAGCTGGTGATGCCCAAACGGGATCTGCTCCTGTTACACCTGTAAGAACCTGACCTGTCGTGC